CGTTCCGCATTCTGGCGCTGAAAGTCATAACCACGCTGAAAGGCGCTTGAGTCCAAGATACCATAATCAGGCATTCGCCCCCCCCTTCAGCCGCGCAAGTTCGGCCTCGATCTCTTTTGCATTTGTCTCAAAGCCCTTGCGGCCCTTGCGGGCCTTCAGTTTGCGCTCAAGTTCAAGAATGCGGGCCTTCATCCGCCGAAACCCCCGCCGCCACCGCCAAAAAAGCTGGAAACGAGATCGTCGGCAAACCCGCCAACCTGGCCCCATTGGTTGGCCGTGATATTGCCGCGCGCAAGGAGTGAATTTGAAAGCGAATTGCCCGCGTTGTTATTGTTCGCGGTGACATTGTTGACGTAATTCTGGCCAACGCCCGCAAGCGCCGATGCGCCCGATAGGCCGACGCCCTGCTGGTTCGAAAGGTATCCCAGATACTTGCCGAACTCGTTTGATCCGTAATCCTGCCCATAGCGCAACAGCGCCTTGTCAGCCGCGCCGCTTTGTGAAACGCCCCGCCCCCGGAAATTGGACGCAAGCGCGTTCATTCCCTCATTCTGACGGAACTGATATCCATCACTCGCCCGATAACGGTCAAATGCCGACATGGCCGTTGGCTGCGGTGCGGGCGGTGTCTGTGCTACTGGTTGCGCCGTCTGCTGCCCGTAATAATATCCGTTCGGAAGGAAATTCTGCCCGCTATCCAGAAGCGCCCCGCCGAATTGGCCGCCGTATTGCGTTCCGGCTTGCGGGGTTAGGGCATTCTGCGGCGGCTGTTGTGTTGGCGCAAAGCCCAGAAGCTCCATGATCGCGCCGCTCGCCTGATTGCCCATCTGCGCATAGGGCGCAAGATAGCCCTCGTTCTTGCCGTAAATGTTGAGGGCAAGCGCGTTATTCTTGTCCGCAACGTCCTGCGTGACTTGTGCGGCCTTCTTGGCAGCTTTCTTTTGTTTGTTGCCACCAATTATGCTGGTGACAAGGCTAAAAAGGCCCATTTTACACTCCTTAGTATGCCGCCACTTCCGTCCAGTCGACGGTGATTGCCGCCGTCCATGTGCCCGTTGCCGGAACCGCTACCGAGCGGATTGAAAAGCCCTCATTCTGCACAAGCGCCAAGGGATGCTCGCCATGCTCAACGTCCGCCTCGTATAGCAAAGTCCCCGGCGGGATGATCTGGCCATTGAGTGAGGCTGTAATCGGCCCCGGCGCTGCGATTGACGCCCGTGCATAGGTTTCAAGCGTCTTTGTGCCCGCGCCAAGCGCCGCCGTGGTGGCAATGCGAATATCGCCCGATGCGACAAGGGTTGACCCCATGCTTGTGCGCTTCTTGAGCAATGCCGCCGGGGTGATTGCCGTGCCGCCCGTGCCCGCCGCCGACCAGCCGGTTGACTTGATAAGGTCGATCTGGACCGGAACGCCCGCCGCGAAGAACGTGGTTGAAACAACGGCGCTGATCTTGACGCCGTTAATGATGCAGATGCGCGTTGCGTCCGTCCAGCGGAATTGGAAAATCTCCGAGTTAGCAGCCAGCGCAGCCGGGAGAATGCCGGTAAAGCCGCCGTAGCTGTATGCGCCCAAGGCACCGTGGTCCATCGGGCGCATCGTCACGCGTTGCGCGCGGAAGGTCGTTCCGTCTACTTCGGCAACCGTCCCGCCGTTGCCCTGAATCTGAATAGCCATCTAATACCATTCCCAAGCTACAGTGAATTGCCCGTAAAGCCGCGTTCCCTTGCCGCCGCTATCGTGCCTGATTTGGTTCACGCCCGTTCCCGGCCCAGCAAGGCGCGTATTGGCCCATTGTTCCAACACCGGCTCCGCGAGCCAATTTGTGTTCTTGGCGTAGATCGTGAAGCCCGTGCCCGCGACGATGCTTCCCGCCTTGACGTCGATAGTCTCCAGCCAATGCTCGTCCGCCGTATGGTCGGCGGTTGCCGTGGCGATGATGTATGCCTTGACCTTTGAACCCGCCAGAATGCCGGTCTGGCCCGTAATGGCGACCGATGTGTCAGAAGCGCCGGGAAAAGCCCCGAAGTCCACAACCGTCGCGCCGCTGGTTATCGTTGTGCCGCTTCCGCCGCCCGTGCCCGCTATCGTCAATTGCAGATCGGAACCGGATCCCGATGGCGTGATCGTTATATTCGCGCCTGCAACCAGTTCCGCCTCGACCTGCGCCCGTACCGCGCTATCAAAGTCGGAAATGCCGCTTGATGTGACCCCGTCAACCGTCCAGACCGTGCCGCCACCAGAAACTGTTATGTCGCCCTTGTCGCCGTCCGAAATGCCTGATGCCTCAATGGCCGCAATCGCATCGGCCTGGGATTCAATCGTCGCTTGCCACTTGCGCTGGAAATGGAACGAAGGGTTGCCCTTTTCGTCAACAATCGCAACGTCGCGGTCGAGCCGATCAACCACGCCCGCGCCCGCCGCTCTTGCCGTTTACCGTCACCCGCGACACCCTTAAAGGTACTGGGTCAGTGCAGCGGAACTCAACCACAATGCCCGGATCGTCGAACATTCCCAAGCGGCGCCATTCAACACGCTGGCGATATGCGCCTTGCGCGCCCAATTCGGTCGGATCCCAATCGCTCCACGTCTGCCCCGCATCGTCGCTTGTGCGCATCTCAATGACGGGGTCTGTGTAATAGCCCGTCAAATCAGGCGCCTGCCCGCTGTTTACCGTCAGTTTCAGGCTATCAATGACCGTAGGACCGTCCAATGATGCACCCGCGCGGAAACGACGCTCAAGAACCCCGCCGTCATCCGTGTGCGCGCTGTTGAATGCCCATATTGTCCCGTCTGTATCGTCCCCGAAATAAGGCCCCGCAATCAGCGTCCGGCCGCAGAAGTTATCGCGGCCCCATGATGCCAGTTCGGCCCATTCCTGCGATTGCGCGTCGTAAATCCGCGTTGTCGTATCAAGCCGGAGCATAAGGAACTCGTGCCCCTCGAAAAAGAAGCTATCCAGCCGGCATGTTGCCGAATCCGCAATCAATTCCTCGACGCCGGGGTTTGATATGACCAGAGGCACATTGCCCGCACGGCACACAAGCGAGCCTTGCTTGACACTCGTAACCCAAGCCGCCGTGTTGTCGAATGACGTTGCGCAGCCGGTAGCCCTTATACCCTTTTCAAAGACGCGGCCTTGTGTCGGGGCAAACGGTAATTCACTGTCACCCGTCTTGGGCCAGAACTCAACCGTCTCCGTGCCGAACAACACAAGGTAATCGTCGATTGCCAGCCCGTCCAGAAGCTGGTCCGGCTCGTTTTCAGCCGTCGCATAGTCCAGCTCGTCCCATGTGTTGACGCCCCAGAGCCGCCAGTAAAAGCGCCCCGTTTCGCCCCTTATCGCAATGTTGTACCCCGCAAGGTCCAACATCTTGATTGCATCATAGGCAAAGTCCATCGCCGCAAGCGACGCGCCATCAGTCTTGTAAACCGCGCCACCAGCCGCAATCGTCAATTCCAGTTCGTCACCGGCAAAGGATACATAACCCCCGCCCGCAACCGTGCCCTTGTTTACGCCCGCCACATAAAGCGACGAACCGGAAACCACACATCGCGAGCCGGACAGGATGCCATCGCGCTGGAATAACCCGTTGATCGGGCCTGAACCGATTGTCTCGTCAACCGAAAGCCCCGGCCTTGATTGAAGGACAACGCGCCCCTCGCTCATTGCCTTCTCGGCAAACATGTTCACAACCGGCAATTCTACCAGATTGCCCCGCCGCCTTGAGTATGCCGAAAGGCCAAAAGGCAGATCCATCAGTAATACTCGGCAACGACTTCGTCAGCGTCGAATTTCCACATGATCGAGCGCAAGAATGCCTGCGCCCCGCGCTTCACATTCGCCGGTGGTTCATCCCCGAAGCTCTCGTTCCAATACATCGCCAGCGCATCGGCAAGGCCCGTCGCGCCGCGTGTCGCAAAAGGGGCAACATCCGTCAGCGCAAGGCCGTCAATGCGCACCCAATCCGCCACGCCCGCCTCGTAAACATGCTGCTCGCGCGAAACCGTCGGATCGGTATAGATAATCTCAACCATCGACAGGTCAGGCGGGGGTAATGTCTCTGTGCTGTCAACCGTTGTCGGCAGCGTAATCGTGAACGCCCCGTCAACCCGTATCCGCGTGTTGATCTCTGCCTCGGCATTTGCCGTCGCCAATACATTCGTCAGGCGCCCGAACATGCCGGTTGCCCAATAGGAATACATGCCCTGCAAGGCCAGCATACCGTCCGCAGCTTCCGACGCCTTCAAAGTAGCGCCGGGACGGATAATCCGCCCGCGTGTAGCCGCGTAGGTGATGATTTCGGCGCAGGTAGTCACTTCTTGGCCTTACGCGCCTTCTTGGGGGCTGGCGGGGCTTCTACGGCCTCAGCAACAGCCTCAACGGGCTCATCGGCAACCGCGATATATTCTGGGTGGCCGGAAAGCCAGTTGATCGCCGCCGCGTCCCGCACGTCCGTTGGCTTGTCGGCCTCGAACAGCGCGCCCATTGCGAGGTGCGGCATTGCATTCGCGCCGCGATAAATGAATTTCATGCGCGTTCCTCCCAAACAAGGGGCCAGCCGAAGCCAGCCCCCTGAAAGTTACATCACGTAGTAAACGACAACCTTGACCGTGCCGGTGCCGCCAGCCGCCGCAGCGGCTACAACAGTCCCGATGATCTTGGTTTCCGCCGCGAAGGTCTTGAACCCGCTATCCTGGATGATGTTGATAAACGGATAGTAGATGCCCGCGACCGGACGGAACTGCGCGACAACGTCGCCGTCCTGCACCCCGAAGTTGCCGAAGCCATCCGGGTCGGCCACGTCCGTGCCGTTTGCGGCCCAGCCAATGTCCATGTCGAATGTTTCCGTGCCGGTGTCGATGTCCGCGCCCTGATAGAAGCCACCGATAACGGTAGCCCCGGCAGGGACTTTGCAGAACTCGATAACGTCAGCAATCGTCGGGTTAGCGGTGAAAGTATATGTGCCCCAAGCAACTTGAAGCACCCCCTGCCTGGCAGCACCGCCAACAGGGAAGGTAGAAGCGGCACGAGTGCCTGTGAGAGTAGCCATGTCTTGTCTCCAAAAAAGGGAGCCGACCCGAAAGCCGACCCCTCAAAGTTATGCGGTTGCGATACCCACGGTGTCACCAGCGCCGGTTGTCGCAAAGAACCCGGACACAACGCCGTTGTCCTTCAGATCGTCCGTGTCACCCGTTCCGGTGCCAAAGAGGATCTTGCGAACGCCGTAAATGCCATCGACCGCAACGCCATACTTGTCGCCATAGTCGAACTCTTCCGTGACGGTTTTCCAACGCTTTGCATAAGCAATCGCCAGAGCCTGCGCACCGCAGAGATAGACAGGCGTGACCTCGGTTGTGGCCGATGCACCCAAGTTAAGCCAAACGGGCAGATTGTCCGTTTCCTTGACGATGCAGCCGTTCCACATGATGTCGCCACCCTCGAACAGCTTGGACGCCTGCATTTCCACAACCGTGGAGGCAAGCACTTCCGTGTCGATGCTGTCACGAAGGTTTTTGAACGCATAGGGATGGGCAAAAGCGACATAATACCGCTTGCCGTTGCCAGCGTCGCGCATCGGGCGAATCTTCGGGTTGCAGGTCTTGGCCTTGAGGATCATTGCATCCAGCAAGGTGGACGTGAACAGGTCAGCGGTCGTATCCAACTGCGCGGCATCAGCCGAGAAGTCAGTTCCGCCCGAACCAGCCGCGCCGTAAGCACCGAACAAGGCGCGATCGGCATTGTCTACCAGCCACGCATCGCGCTGCGCTTCCGTTGCGGACGCAAAGGCCACGCCGTTGATGGAACCCAGAGCCGTGATGATAAGATCACGGGTGTCTTCCATTGCCCAATCGAGCAAAACAGCGCGACCAGCCTCACGAAGGTTGATTGCCGACTTCTGCTCCGACATTTCCGCGATACGGACCGCATTGCGGCGCTTATCGACGTAAATGCGCATCGAGCGCGAAGCCATATCCTCTTCATTGCCCTCAAGCACCGAGGTTCCCGTGGTCGCCGCGTTTGTCAGGCGGTTGACAAGGGAAATGGTGATTGAATCGCCGGCCTTCTTGGTCAGGTCTTCCTTGACCTGAATGACCGCGTTTTCGGAGGTGCCCATGAGCGACTTGAAACCGCCGTCATGGAGATACTGGGTAAAGAACTTGTCTTCCCACTGTTGAACCACCAAGCCGGTGGCGGGAGTTGTGTCTGCCATGTTGAAAAATCCATTTAAAGGAGGGGCAGCGTCTCACGACGCGAAACCCGGTTTAGGCCAGCATGTCCGATAAGGACTTCGGCCCGGTCCACGCGGGGCCTGTTCGGCTGCCCACGTTCTGCTCGTTTGAAAGTGTAAGAGGAACCGATTGCCTGACGGGGGCCGAAGCCATTTCCGCCATGATCTTCTCGCGCAATTTGGCTTCAAGCGCGGCAACATCGGTCGCGCCCAGTTCCTTCATGGCGAGGTGATTCTTGGCAATCGTATAGGCTTTCGCCCAGGGGTGAGGATCGGCGCGGGCTTGATCGGCAAGTTCCGGGTGAGCTTGTGCCAGTTCAAGGAACGTAGCCTTCATCTCATCGAAGTCTGCCTCATGGGCCTGCCGCGCAAGCATTTCGGACATATCAAGACGGGCATTCAATGTTGCCGCCCCGACCGCCTGTTGAACCACTTGCGAGCCAAAACCCTGTTGAAAGCCCTCTTCATCCTCGAAAACCGAGGGGATAGGCGGCGGGGGAGCGGGAGGGGTTGCTTCCAGTGCGGCAAGCCGCGCCTTCAGTTCCTTGTTCTCGTCCCGAACGGCCTTCAATGGCGCGTAAACCTCTTGCGGCAGGCCATTTGTCTCAGCGGTCGGCGGCACCGTCTCAGGCTCTTGCGCCTGCTCTACGCCCGTTTCTTTCGGCAAAAATCGCCCGTGTTCGTCCCTTGGCCTGTCATCGGTTTCCACCGTTTCAACCACGGGTTCTTCTACGTCAGGCGTGTCGGCCTGCTCACCATTCAAGATGTCATCTATGTCTGCCATTGTTTCCTCGGATACGCCCTTTAAAGGGAGGCGGCCCCATCAAACGCCCGGAAAAGCCCGGCGGCGGCTAGTCAGCCAATTGGCTCACATTTATGCGGACGGCGCTAACCGTTCCGTCAAACTCGCGTAGCAGGATTCCTATCTCCTGCCCGTCTTTCATGATCTCGGCGCGTTCAAAGCGGGGCCATTTGTCCTGCTCCGTGCGTCCGAATACGATCTCGTCAACATTCATGCCGTTGCCGCTCAACAAGCGCGAGAGCCTCCGCATTAAGGCGGCTGCACTGCTCATGAAATGGCGTTAGGCTTTGGTCCTCGTGCAGTTCTTCACGCCACATGCCCGGACCATCCCAATACATCTGTCGCCACGAGCCGGGATAAATGCCGCCGCACTTGCCTTGGTCTTTCGGGTCATCATAACGCCAGAAGCGCGACATGACCTTCTGTCCGGGCTTCATGCCGCCATCCCCATTTGGCCAACCTCGGCGCCGGTCTTGAATTGCTGCATTTGCGACGAACTCGCCTTGGCCTCGGCGTCGGCAAGGTTCTTGACCGTTTCCGACTTGGTCTTGTCAACCGTAGCCACCGCGCCTTCGATCTGGATTTGCTGCATCTGCTGCTGCTCGGGGCTAGGGCCCTGCTTCAGCATCTCAAGCAGCTTGTCCTTGTTCCGTAGGCTTGAAGCCTCAATCAGCACGTCCGGCGGAATCTGCACAACGCCCGTTCCCGCAAGTTTCAACATGCTGTCGAACTCTTCCGCCGCAATCGTCGGGCTATCAATGCCCTCGTCAACCAGAATGTCAACATCCAGCTCGGCAACCGCGTTTTCGACCTTCACCACTTGCTGTGCGCGCGGGTCCTGTGCCATCGCCTGCAATTGCGCGATCGCGTCGGGCTGCTCGGCTTGCATCTGCGGCAAATTCTCTTTCGTGATGCCCATCTGTTCGGCCATCGCCTGCAGCATCGTTACCGGGCGATTGACCCCGACGAAGCGGACATTGTTCTCATTGTCCGTAACACGCACCCAGCGTTCCTCATTCCAGAACTGCCGGATTCGACACCATACCGAGCGATAGACAGACATTGAAAGAACGCGGATCGAATCGAGATAGGTAGCAAGTTCCGTCATGCCGCCTTGCTGCTGCGCAAGGATGGCCCGTCCCGACATTTCCCGCTCATTCTTGCCGCCTAGCGCCGCGTTCGGCCCCTGCAGGTCGATCTCGGCCTTAGCTTCCTGTAGCAACTGAAGGTTTGCCGCCGCCATGTCATTGGTTGGCAGAATCTCAACTTCGCCCTGGTCGCCAACAAACACCCCGTCAGGCCGCGATAGTTCCTTGCGGACGGACTTTGCATCAAGGCCCACGGCGGGGCTGATCCTAACCTGCCGCTGGCTAATCAGGTGCAACGCTTTCGAGCGGCGCTTGTTGATCTCATCCTGCGGGCCGATCATCGTGCGAACTTCGCCATAGCGGTTATTGTCGCGGTCGATGTAAAGGCTCACCGCCTTGATCGGGTTTTCCGGCTTTTCGTCATCACCCTGGTACGGGCTTGGCATCGGCTCGACAATAAACCCGCCCTTGGTGAACAGGCACATCTTCCAGCCATCAGCCTCGAGGTAATAATGCTCGCACAGCCTTACGCGGCGCCGCTTGTAATCCGACCACATGTTGTGCTTCGGTTTATCGTCATAGGTTTCCGACGATTTGCCCGTTACCCATGTCTGTTCAAGCACGTCCCTTGAGCCGGGGTATTTGGCAACTGCCTTGTCCAGGTCCATCCAGATGACGATGCCCATGTAGGACGCATCACTGAAGTCAAACTCGCTTGAATGCGGGTCGTGATAGAAGCGGTCCCAAGGAATGCGCCTGATCTCAGGGTCAATGCCAGACTTGGTCTGCTTGACGCCCACCATGATCGCGCACGTGCCTTCGATGGCCAATTCCTTCGCGGCCTGCGAGCGCTTGTCATCCCAGCGGCTATCCTCGCAGACATAGCGGATCGTATCCGTCGCCGCTTCAGCCGCTTGCCCGTCCTTGGGTGTGCGCGGGAAGGCCTTCGGGTCTTTGCGGGTCTGCTTTTCGAGACCCATCATCGAGTTAACCTTGCGCTTGATACGGTTATACGTGATTGCGGGCTGGCCGCGCCCCTCAAGCGTTGCAATCTCCGTCGCCGTCCATTGCTTCTCGTCGTAATAGTCGCGGTCGCGCTCCGCCTTTTCACGGGCATCGCGGGTCAATTCTTCCGATTCCTCAAATTGGCGGCAATAGCGGGCAAGGTCTGCCATCTGCTGTTCGGGGTTTATGCTGTCTTCCAACTGGCGTCCTCCCCGTCCTTGTCCATTGCCTTTGCCCAGCGGTCGCCGGGGCTTGTCTTTTGCTGTTTAACCGAAACAATCGCCGGATGCGCCTGGTCGATAGCGAGGCCGATCATGCTTGCCGTATCCACATCGTCGTCATGCTTGCCCGCCGGGAATACAAGAAACTCCGACAAGTCCGCACCCTTTTCCAAATAAACGCGCCCGCTTGCCGCATAGGACTGAAACGCCCGTGCCCGCGTTGGCTTGTCCGCAACACTCGAAAGCCATTCCATCCGGCAAAATATCTGGCGTTCGCGCATCCGCCTTTTCAGCATCGGATCAACCGCCCGCTTGATAACGCCCGCCTCCCCGAACCACGCGAGCGGCTTGTATTTCGCTATCAGATCCAGCTTGCGTTCGATCCATACATCGGAAGTCGTTTGCCCTCGCCATCCATCAACACGATAGATCGCCCCTTCAGCGTCGATACCCCAAACCCGGTGCACGGTATAATCGCCGCCGCCGTCCGTGACCGCATAATCAGACGTCCCGTAGTAACGCAGGGCCGGTAGATGATCCCATTCCTTGAACCACGCGCGCTGGAAGAACGTGCCTTCATCGGGCTGCGGCTGCTGCTGGTAAAGTGCCGACCATTCGCGCTGTCCAATCGTTGCCTTGATGCGTTCAAGCGTCTCTATCGGATACCATTCAGGCCAGAGCGCCTTGCCATCGGAAATTGCGGGCAGGTCCAGAACCTCCCATTGCCCCGCGTCATGCTCAAGCAACCGCCCCGCCAGATCGTCCTCGTGCCAGCGTGTTTGTATCAGTATAACAGCGGCACCGGGCATCAAGCGCGTATAGAACGTCGATCTATACCAATCCCACACCAGATCGCGGCGCCGCTCGCTGTCGGCCTCCTCACGGTCCTTGAACGGGTCATCAATCAAACCAATGTCGGCACCGCGCCCCGTAACAGCCGTGCCAACGCCCGCCGCGATATACGAGCCGTTGCTGGACGTGTTGAAGCGGTTTGCCGCCTGACTGTCCTGTGCGAGCGTTACAGACGGGAAGACTTGCCCGAACTCAGGCTCGGCAACGATATTGCGAACCGAACGCCCGAAGTCGTTTGCCAGATCGCTGTTGTAGCTCGCCGCGATAATCTGCCGCCGTGGATTGCGACCCAAGGCCCATGCGGGAAATCGCTTCGATGCCAGTTCCGACTTGCCATGCCTCGGCGGCATGAAAATCATCAGCCGGTCAATCTCGCCCCGCTC